CAAGAACCTTAGCGGGATCTGTGATATTAATCCTGTCTATCGGATCGAATACTATACCACAAAAGGAAGCAGTAGCAATTGTGTCATGTTCTACTGCTTTTATAACTAAGCCCAAACGGGCAAAGTCCTCTTCTTTGGGGGGGTTCCCAATCATGGTAAAGAGACCATCGTCCCCTTCAACCACGCCTTCCACCTCAGTACAACCTGCCTCCTTGCAGGTGAACAACATGAACATCAGGTTTGAAAACCCATTGCCCAATGAGGTGCACATCTCCCCAGACATCCGCGTGGCATTCAGCCGAACACGGAAGCGTTTAAAGACACACAAATTTTCGCCGCCCAACACCTCTCGAACTAGGCGCATGAAATTTTCCCCTTCTGGCAGGAATTCAGTCATGTACGAGTACAACTCAAACTCGCAGGCGATCATCAATTTCTCGACAAATAACGACTCAAAAGCCGTGTAATCAGTTGCGAGATATTTAGCTCCTTCACGATGTAGGCGACCCATTATATAATCAGGGCGCTCGGCTACAGGGACGTGCTTTATAAAGGCAGGCAACTTGTATACCTCCTCCTCTATTAGCTTGAAGATGGGACCAACAGCACACTTAAACTCATCAGACCGGGAATTGATAGCCCGGGGGTGCTTGTAAGTCAGATAAGACTCATCTTTCATGAAAGAACTGCATCGGAAGTAGCGCCAGGCCTTATCGGGGTCCCAGATACTTCCAACGCCATCCCATTGAACGCGCAGCTCTTTTCGGCGCCAATCGGGGTAATCAGTGTGAGCGAGCCAATGCTCAACAGACACATCTGCATCAGCGGCGAGTGGTGTCAACTCGCGCCGGACATAGTGCCGAACAAACCTTGTGAATCTCACTAAAGTCCTGTCATCGGCACTAGGCGGTTTTATTGCAAACCTCTTCCTCACCCCAGCTTTAGTGGTCCTTGGATCGAGGGGGTCTGCCTTCGGGCAGGCATTCCCTGCTACGTGGCATCCCAAACTCACTCCGACAGTCGGTCGACAATTGAGCGCGACCGGCTTGGCAACAGATATGTAGGCATCCTCCTTAATCTCCTTAAGTGGATCTTGCTTAACCTCCCCATACCTGTACCCTCCAAGGAACCACCTCTGGCCACCTATCCGGCTAGGGTGGACGGGAAATACCCAACTCGGTGTTCAAGGCGATCTTTCCAGATGCCGAGCGCGACCGTTGTAGTACTCCCGACCACATCATGCTTCTTCCAACTAAGGTACTTATCAATGTTAACTGCATGATGGGATTTTGCGAATGATTCCAACCTCTTCTGCGTTGTCAACTCATCGGTCGACTGCATGCAGGTGGGCGTAGACAATTGGGCCAGCAACTCCATAGAGATGAGCATCTGGCCGGGCCGATGTGTGAGTTTACCCCAGACATCCTTGTTGATTAGTCTACCATTAAGCCTAATGGTATACTCAACAAGCCCGTAAATTGCGTT